TTCCGCGTCGATCGCGTCGAGCAGATCGTTGACCGTCGACGTTCCGTTGTGATTGCCGTGGAGATAGCCGACCTCTTCCGCCGCCTCGCGCGCATAATCGAGCGGCCAGCCGCCTTGGCGGACCAGCTTGCGACGCCCGACGCCTTCGACGTTGACGGTATGGCCTTCGCCACCGAGCGCCGCTAGTTCGGCATCCGGCCCCAGCCCGCCCTTTGACGCGATAAATTCGAGCAGGCTTTGCGCCTTCGGCGCCGCCGCGGGCGCCTCCGGTGCACCAGGCCCGACCGCCGATTTCTGCCGATCGTAAGCCGCGGCGACGTCATCGCCGAATTTCGCGCGGATATCGGCGAGGTTTCGCGCGTGATCGTCAACGGACGCGGCCGCACCAGGCGCGGCCGGCGCCGGAGCCCGTGCACCGGGCGCGACCGCGTTCAAATTCTCATCAATGACTTGAAGCGCGCGCTGCGATCGAGGCGTGTTGATCGGATCCAGCGAAACCGGGTTGTCCGCGTTCCGCAAGCCGGTTTCGACATCGCCGCGAAAACCCGCCGCAGAGCCCGGCGCGAACTCACCAGGAGCCGCCGCCACGTCAGCATACTTTCCGCGGTAGTCAGCGCGCGCCGCGTTGCGGGCCGTCGCAAAGCGATCCGAAAGCACCTCCGCCGCGTCGACCGGCGCCGCGGCGCGGATTTGGCCGCCGCCGATCGCCCGCGCCATGTCGACGCGTTGCTGCGCCGGCGACATTTCGCCAGCATGAACGCCAGCCGCCGAGGCTTGCCGCGCCTGTTCCTGCGCGATCAATTCCGCCGCGATCTTTTCCGCGGCATCCTGCGGCGCGGTTCGAGCCGTCGCGCCGGTCGGATCCAGAGAGGCCGCGAAATCGTCGCGCGCCTGATTTACCCGCCCGTCTTGCAGATCCTTGAACCGCTGCGCTTCCGCCTGCGCCGCGTCACCGCGACCGCCGCGAAGCAAGATTTGCTCTTCCGCCGACAGCGCCGGGTTTTGCGTTACCTGAGACTGTGACAGCGGAATTTCGACGTCGCCGACCTTAGCGACGTTCTGAGGCACAACCGGCGCCGGCCGCACGCGATCGGCGACCGCCGAAACCACCTTTCCGACGCCCTTTCCGACCGGGCCAGCCGCGCCGCCGATGATACCGCCGACCGTAGCCGCCGGCGCGACATCATGACCGCGCACCGCCGCATCAGCGCCGGAGAGAGCGGCGCCAGAAATCGCGCCGTTCGTTGCCATTTCCCGCAGTGTGCCGGTAAGGCCGAAAGCCTTGGGAGCCGCGCCCATAACCGGCGCCATCGACGCAACGCCGCCGGCGAGCTGCGCCGCCGTGTCGACAATCGGGTGTTCGGTCGAAAATTTCTTGTCCGCGCCTTCCTGGATTGCAAGCGATTTCGCGTAACGCTCCGGAAACGTTTCGCCCTGCAATTGATCTTCCGGCGCAAAGAAGCGGTTGAGCGCCGGCGCAAGCGCCGCGTTTGTCGCCGCGTCCAGCTTGTTCAAGAGCCCGCCGACGATCGGAACGCCGGTCGCGGCCGAGCGGGCAACGCTATTGACCGTCACCGGCGAGACAGGCGCGGCCGGAGCCGGAGCCGCCGCCGGCTTGGCGCCGATCGAGGACGCGATTTCGTCAACGGTCACGTTTTGCGCTTCCGGCGAGAGCTTCAAGAACTCATCGCCGACCGAAACCTGTTTGTCGCCAATCGTCAGAACCGGCATTATTGAACGCTCCAAGTGATACCGCCGGCCGTCTTACCGCTCGCCGAAGCCGCCGGCGCCGCCGACCGATAGCCGGGCCCGGCCTCGCGCTTCATCTGCTCGAGAGCCGCCGCGCGCAGCCGCGCCTTTTGCTGGACAACGGACGCATCATCGCCCGGACGCGGGAACAGCTCGCGTTCCTCGCGCTGATATTCGCTATCGTGGATCGCCGCGCCACTCTCCCGCCGAAGCTTCGCGCTGATGAACGCCGATTTCGCGGTTTCATAACGCTGATGATCGGCCGATTGCAGATAGTTGCCGATGCCAGGAATTCGGCTCGCAACCGCCTGCGTTGCGTCCAACCCTTGATTTTCCAGGCCGGCGATATCTTTTTGCGACAATTCCATGCGAGCCGCGAACGAACCGGCCTTGCCCTGCGTTTCTGTTTGCTTGCCGGTCGCCGCATCCGCGTTCGCTGCCGCAACGTGCTTTAGGAACTCTTTTCGAGCCGCGCCCGTCAGGGTCGGCGGGATCGGGATCGGCTTCCCATCGGGGCCGGCTACATATTCTTGAACAGGAGCGCCGGACTGCGCGCCGCTCCGGGGGATATCCCGCAACGTGCCGTCGACCTGGTTTTGCTGCATGTAGGTTTTGCGGCCGCTGTCATCCTCGCCGGTCTGGACGACGGCCCATTTGTCTTTGCCCCAATGCTGTTCGACCAGCGCCTTCATGAGCGCCGGATTGTAGCGAGCCGCCCGTACTTCCTCCGGCGAAGCGCCCTTTTCCAACAGCGCCTTCGCCGTCATACTGTTTTGTTCTGCGGCGATCGAAGTCGGATCCGTGTTTTGCCCGGTGACGAGCGCGCCGAGGCCGCCCATAAGCGCGCCGAGCGGACCGGCCGACATATTGCCCATGAAACCGCGCGTCGCCTTCATCAAGCGGCCGTCCCCGCCATCACCGGCGCCGGATCCAGCGAGAGAGAACGGCGCAGCTCGAGCCGGAGCCGGAGCCGCAACAGGAGCCGCGGCCGGAACCGCCGGAGCCTCGCCGCGAAACGCCGGCATCTGATAGTCGCCGACCGGAATAAAATCATCCGGCGCGCGATCGCGATTGACCGACGAAATATCCGTGGGCGCCCCCGCCGGCGGTTGCGACGTCACAGGGCCGCCGGCGAACGGCACCGGCTTTGCGCCACCGGCGAACGGAGACGCGGCCGGCGCCGGCGCAATCTGCGACGGGTCGACATTCATGGAGCCAGGGCCCGCGAAACCGAACGGCACCGCGCCGGCGCCGAACGCGGGAGCCGGAGCCTCCGGCGCCGGGGCGTGCGAAGCGCCGCGGAAACGACGCGCCAGGACCGACGCGGCCGCGTCGCGCGCCTGTTGCGCCTGGTCCGCCTCGCCGTTGAGCGACGACGGATAGAGCGCGCCCCACTGTGGCGGAATGCTCGCCGGCGTAGCCGGCAGGCCGCCATTGTTGCCCGAGCCGGCCCCCGCCATCGGGTCGCCGCCCTGCGGGAAAGGCGACGAGTTGCCCGAGCCAGTCCCGGCCATAGGGTCGCCACCTTGCGGAAAAGGTACCGGCACCGCCTGCGGATCGAAGGCGGGCGGAGCGATGCCGCCGGCGTAGTAAGGCGACATGAAGTAATCCAGCAGACCCGGCATTAGCCCGTACCTCCGAAGCTGATGTTGCCTTTTGGCCAAAGCGAGCCGAGCCCTTGCGCGATCATCGCGAATTGTTGCGCGCCGCTCATTTGCTGTTCGCCTTCCGAGTGCCCGGTATTGGTCCCGAACTGCGCCGCGACCGGCGCCATGGAGCCGAGCAGCGTTGCATATTGCGACGCCGGAATGCCGAACCGCTGCGCTTCCGCCTGTAGCGCGGCATTCGCGCCATAATTGCTGGCATCGATCGCCTTTCCGGCCGTGCCAACGCCGTTCTCGAAATTCTGATTTGCCGTCGCGTTCGTGCCGTTCAGCAGACCGTAAGTCGTATTTCCGGCGCCATAGATCGAGCTCGCAGCACCCAAGGCCCGATCCGCGTCCGCATTGTATTGCGCGGCGATAACCGGCGCCTGCCCCGCGGCGACGCCCCGAGCGATTGCTTGCGCGTTGCCGGGCGAGCCGTCGCGGCCAGCTGCCGCCCACGCGCCGTTGGTTTGGTCCGTCACGTCGGTTCGGATTTGATCGAGTTGCGCTTTCAGCGCGGGATTGCCGCCGATATTGGCGCCGCTCGCCGTCGGGGAAAGCATCCCCTTATAGTCGGCAAAGTTTGCCGTAATCCCGGCATCGTTCGCCTTCGCGCCGCCGCCGTTGAGCAGGCCGAGCGTTCCGGACGTGATACCAGGCGAAAACGTAGTTCCGGCCGTGGCTGCGTTCTTTTCGATCGTATCCAGCGCGCCCGACGACTTGCCGCTAAGGCCGGCTTGCGGAACAAGGTTCGTCATCCCGCTAAGAATGCCCTGCAACCCCTCTTTCGCCGGATCATACGGCGCGAGCTGTTGCGTTTGCGTTTGCGAGCTTTTGGACGTGCCACCCATTTACAGGGCCCTTTCGAGAACGACGTTCGAGACGTGATAATTTTTCAGGACGCGGCCCCAACCAGGCCGCCCCATGACGCGAACCAGCGCGGCGCCTTCCGACCTCGCCCAATCTTCGATTTCCGACAGCAGCGGAAGCCACCGTTCCATATTCGAGCCGCCCAAGGCGGTTATCAGGCACACCAAATGCCGATCCGTCCGCGTCAGTAGCGTAACGGCCGCGGCCTCGATTTCTTGGCCCTCGCAGGCCAGCCACAGAACGCCGTCGCCGTGCAGGACATCGCGCGCAACGTCGACCGAATGGCTAAGATCCGTTCGCCGGACAGCCGCATAGAGCCTATCCCTGACCAACGGCCAGATTTCGCGCGCGAGCTGCGGCGGGATGCAATGCAAGCTAGCCGAGGCAGACATAGAAAAAGGACCGATCGGTTTGAGCGTTGTTCGCGTGCGATATCGTGAAGGACTGTTTCCCAACCGAGTTAATGAACGTTGTGGCGAGCGCAGCGGCGCCGTTGGCCGTTTTCGGGAACAGAAAAACCGCGCTCTGCGGTCCGCAATTCGGCGGCGTTACCGTCGTCGACGTCACGCCGGCGGCGAGCGTTACCGAGCCCGTCGCGTTCGAGCGCCCGGCCGCCAACTGTTGCAGCGAAAGCGCATATTTCGAGAGATCCTTTTCAGCCGCAGAGGGAAGAAAAACACTCATCGTTTGCCCGTCGCCTTGAGGTCCGCCGGTTCAACCCCGTTGATGAACGTCCAGGCCGCGCCGGCCGGAATTCGGCACTTGAGCCGCGAATACCGCGTGTCGACGCGCATATTGCAGATCCCGGTTTTTGCGTTCACTAGGCTTTCAACGCCGGCGACCGCCGCCGATTGCAGATTTTCGCGGCGCGAGGCCGAGCCATAGACCGCCGTCGCATCCGACACCGGCCGGAAACCGACTTTCATTTTGACGCGCCGGCCATCCGTCCCCTGTTCCGCCGTTTCTAGCGTCGCTTCCAGGTTCGGCCCGCGGAAGAAGTTCAGCAAATGCGAGCCATCGAACGCCGCCATTTCGGGCACGACGGCCGACTGAAAACTGTCCAGCGATTGCGTCATGGCATCGAGACTTCCGCCCGGCGCCAAGGCGTCCAACCCCTCAAGCGTGACGCCCGGTTGCGCCATGTTGAAAACGAATTCGCCGGAAACCCGCGCCGGCGCGAAGCGGTCTAGCACCGGATCATAGATCAGCGCCTTGTCGAATTGGTTGGTTGTGCCGTTCACCGACTTGTAGAACCACAGCACGCGCGAGGATCGCGGATCGGCGAGGCCGAAGAATAGCTGCATATTTGCCGCGTCCAGATCCTTAAAAATGGTCCGGTCGATGCGCTCGCGACCGATCGGCACCGGAACGCCGCCGGGGTCGATCCGATGAAAACCCTTGAGCGAATAGAAAAACACCGTCGAGCCCGAGCGAACCAGGCTGTAAGGCGCATACAAGCCCAACTCTTCGGCGATTTTCTCGAATTGGAATACGCGCGGATCGCCCGGCAAATAGACCATCCGGCGAATGATGTTGTCCTGCAACACCACGCCGCTTTCACCGCCGGCGATGCCGCGGCAAAAGCCGCCGTCGCCAAAATCCTGTTCGTCGCTCGAATTGATGCCGGCCGTCCAGGAATTTGCGCTGTTGACGTCGTTCAGCCCGGACCATTTGATGCGGTTCGGGTTGGATAGGAGCCCCGCTAAGACGAGGAATTTCCCGACGATATCCATATATCGCGCCTGCGGCGGACTGCCGAGCGCGTCCGAGAACGCCGAGGCGCTGGAAATGTCGAACACTTGCAAAACGACGTTCGCCTGCGTCGCAAACACCAGGTTGTTGAACTTCCGGAAAACCCATTGATCGCCGGCCGAAAGCGCAGCGTAAGGCCCGCCGCCCTTGGAGACCTTCGACCAAGCGAACGTTGTGTTGTTGAGCAAATAAATATCGGTCGACGTGGCCGCGAAAACCACCACCGAGCCGTCAGTTTTATATGCGGCAATGGCGCCGCGACATTGCGCGCCGAGCGATGCCGAGATTGCGGCCAGGCTTGGGAAAGGCCCGTAACCGTCGCCGGTCGGGACAACATTCATCAGCGAGCGCCCGGTTTGCGCCTGGTAATCCGAGACGTCCGGCCGATACTCTCCGAAAGGGATCAGCGGCATTACCAGGACGTCCCGCGAATTCGGCCGGTCGCCTGCCGCGCCGAGGTTTTATAGGCGAGGCGATCCAAAAGAGGCTGGATTTGGATTTGCATCCGCTGCATTCCCTCCGTGTCCTCAATCACGTTGGTATAGAGCAGCAATTTCGCGTGGCAGCGGATGAGCTGTTCCGCGTCGTTACACCAGGCGCTCGCGTCACCGTCCGCAACCAGCGGATCCAGCTTGAAATGCATGTGAGGCCGCACGGTGTAGACCGTGACCGGGACCGGCCAGAGTAAAATTTGGCTGTCAATGTAGGTATAAGCGCACGGCCGGCCGGCGCCCGTCATCGAGCTTTGCAACCACTCGAATTCGTCCGCCTCGTACTTGTCCAGCTCGAGCGGCCGCCCGTTGTCGAACAGGAACAGCGTATCAAGCGCGATGATGTTCGGGATTTGCGCCAGATCCGAGCCGTCATAGGCCGATCGCCCGGCTACCGTCGGGAAGGTCTTGGAACGGGTGACGTTGAAGTAAAAGCGCGACGTTTCGTAATGGTCAATTGCGTCGCCGACCGCGCTTTTTATTTCGTCCGTCAGATCGTCCCGCGTCAGATCCGTTGCGATTTGATTTCGGAGCTCGAGAAACGTTTTTGGCATCTGCCACCGTCACGGCCGGAGTAGCGAGCGCCAGCGCGGCTTCCGTCGCTAGCATATGAACCGAGGGCGGCGCCGGCTCTTGAAGAACCAGCGCCGCCCCCGCGAAGTGCAGCCAGATATCCACCAGGCTTACTGGCCGGCGTTCAAGTCGTTGTCGGCGATGTACTCAATCACGACGTAGGCCGCGCCGGCAGTCGGAGCACCGACAAACGCAACCGCGGCCTGTACCTGAGTATCAGCCGCCAGCGGCGCAAGAGCGCCGCCGGAAAGCGTACCGGCCACGAGGCCGGCGGCGGTTTTGACGTCAGCCGCGCTGACCAGTTCGGCGCCGGTGCCGCCCACAAAGCCGACGCTCAAGGCGGCGGAGGTGGCGGAATTCCATACCGTGGTTTTGTAGACGCTGGCGCGGAGCGGGATTGCGCCCGCCGGCAGCGTCTGCTTTTTGACCGCAACGGCCGTTCCGGCGTCGCCGAAGTTGACCTTGAAGCGCAGATAATGAACGAGCTGCGCGGCATTCCTACGAGCGGTAGACATTCGTTTTTGCCCTTTCCGAGCTTTGAGAGACTGCCCGCGAAGCGCCTTGCCTCGCGGGACTTACGCCGCCCCAGGATGAACAGGAACCTTCGCGCTTAGTGAGCGACGGCGTAGGTGGTGAAGGGGATCACGCCGAAGTCGGCGCCGTTGTAGACGCTCTTCTTGATGCCCCAGACGGTTTGCGCCGAAACGCCAAGCTCGCGCTCGTAATCGAACAGCTCTTCAATCCATTTGAAGTGTGAGCCGCTCGAAAACTCCTTGCCGAAGCCGACCGCCGCAGCCTGCGCGCCGCAGAACACGCCGCGGCGGGTGCTGGTCTGCGCCGCGTTGGCGTTGGAAATGCCGACCGGCAGACGGTTCCAGCTATGCAGGATGACGTCCCGATATTCACCGAGCGCGTCGGAGTAGATCAGGCTGTCTTTGCCAGACCCGCCGGCGAGCGCGGCCTTCTGGATATCGAGCCACTGGCCGGCGCCCGCATCCGTGCGCAAGTCCGTCACCTGGTAGTCGTGCAGGAAGGCGAGATACTTCTTCTTGCCGTTGACCTTGACGGGCCGGATCATCGGCGACATGGTTTTTGCGCGTTCCAGCATGTGATCCAGGAAGTTGAGCTTCATGGTCTTGGTGTTGTCGCCGTTAATCGTGGCGTCGTCCGTCGCGCCGCCGGGACGATAGATGTTCGTCGCCGCAGTGATCGGATTGTTGCCCGTATAGCGGGGATCCGTCACCAGCACGTTGCCGGTGAGCTGGTTCGCCATACAGGTATCAAGGCGGTTGCCGTACCAATCGGTAAGGCCGTCCTTGCTCTCGCTGCGGAGGTTGAACGGCACGCGCTGCGCGTCGATCGAATTCTTGTTCTTGGTGCGGACCGCGTGCGAAAGCTCGTTGATGGCGAGCTTGTCGTTATAGGTCGTCAGATCCTCTTCGTTGCCCTGCTGGGTCTGACCTTCGGTCACGCCGTCGCCAGTGAGCTGGACGCGCAGGCCGATAGTCACGCTATCGCCAGCGTTCGTTTCGAAGT